AATACCTTTTTGAGAAAAGACGGTGAATGGGTAGTGCCTGAAAATGATAATACAGTTTATTCTCACCCAACTGGTGATGGTAATTTACATGTTATAGCAACAAGCACCACTAATAATGGTAAAGTTCTAACTGCTGGTTCTACTGCTGGTAGTCTGTCTTGGACAGATAAAACTACCGACACAACATATTCAACTGCTACTTCATCAACACAAGGGCTTGTAGAGTTATTTAGTGATACTGACCAATCAGTTACGGCTACTGCTGTAAGTGCTACTGCTGCAAGAACTTACGGAATACAATTGAATACCGCTAATCAAATGGTGGTAAACGTTCCGTGGTCTGATACTAATACAGTTTATTCACACCCAAGTTATGCTACTACAAATATAGATACTGCGAATGCAGAAGTTATTGATACATTAACTACTAACAGTACAGGTCATATTACTGCTATGAGTAAAAGAACAATGACTCTAGCCAACTTAGGTTATACTGGTGAAACAAATGCTACTGCTGACCAAACAGCAAGTGAGGTTACAGGGTTATTGAATAATGTAGCAAGTTATACACTTGGTACTACTGGTTCAGGGACAATAACTATTGCTAACAATTTAACAGTTACAGGAACAACAACTACTGCTCATGTTGAAACCACTACTGTAAATCATGGTGTAGTCTTTGAAGGAACAACGGCTGATGGTTATGATATGACTTTAATATCGGCAGTAGCAGGTAGTAATAAAACAATTACTTTACCTAATTTAGCAGGAACGGTTTCACTATTAGATGCAACAGAAACTTTAGAGAATAAAACATTAACAAGTCCTATTCTTACTACACCAGCATTAGGAACACCTGCTAGTGGTGTGTTAACTAACGCTACTGGATTACCTACTAGCAGTTTAACAGGTACAATTACTAATGCTCAATTAGCAGGTTCTATTGCTAATGATAAAATATCATCAGTTAATGCTAGCACAGTAACATCAGGAACTTTACCTGCTACAAGAATAGGTGCAGATTCAATCAACTCAACTAGATTACAAGATGATGCAGTTATAGAAGCAAAGATTTCTGATGATGCAGTTACAGGTGCTAAAGTTAGTGGCTTTGCTGTTGCTAATACTCAAATAGGTGTAGGTACTTTAAGTGTAACTTTAACTGATAACGGAACTGCTCTTACTTTAAGCACTCAAGGACAAGCAGACACTTTCCCGTCTTCCGGTATTGTAGATATTGCTAGTGAGAAAATAAAATACACAGGTAAAACAAGTGCAAGTTTAACAGGTTTAATTAGAGGCCATAAAGGAACAAGTGCCGCACAACATAGTGCAACTACAAGTGTTAAACTTGAATATGCAAAACAAATCACATTAGGTGGTTCAAGAACATTAGAAGTTAAACAGTTTGAAGGTGCAGATTCTAGTAATGCTACTGATTTAGCAGGTGGATTAGTACCATTTGCAGGTACAGCAGATATTGCTAAGTTCTTGAGAGGTGATGGAGCATGGGTTACTTTAGGTGGTGGAAGTGGAACTGTTACTTCTGTTACTGCTGGAACAGGAATGACTCAAACTGGAACAAGTACAGTTAATCCTACATTGAATGTTATTGGTGGAACAGGTATAACTGCCAATGCTGATAATATAGCAATTGATTCAACTGTTGCTACATTAACAGGAAGTCAGACTTTAACAAATAAATCTCTAACAAGTCCGACCTTAACAGGAACAGTGACGGCAACTGCAACAATCAATGTTAGTGGAAATAACAAGTTGGGAATATCAGATGGTGGAGCATCTGCACCAACTCTTAGATTCGTTGATGATACAGACACAGGTATCTATCGCCCCGCATCAGGGCAGATAGGATTCACTTCCAATGGGACTGCTCAAATCATATTGAAGGATGGAGTATTGGAACCCGTCACTGATAATGATGTGGATATAGGTTCTTCAAGTCTTGAGTTCAAAAACGCATACTTTGATGGAACAGTGAAAACTGATGTTCTTACTGTTGATTCAACTGCATCAGTAGCGGCAAATATATCTCTCGGTGGGGGCAGTTATACATCTCCGTCTTACACATTTATTGACGACAATGATTGCGGTATGGGTCGAGAAGATACGAATGCTATATTCTTAGGAACAGGTGGAAGTCCAAGACTAAAGATATACTCAGATGGTGCGATTGATTTAGTCAATTCAAAATTAAAAATTGCAAACTCATATGGTTCTGATGGACAGGTGTTGACTTCAACAGGTAGCGGTGTTGCTTGGGAAAATGCAGGTGGTGGTGGTGCTACTGCTCTCAATGGTTTAACAGATGTAATTAGTAACATTACTAACTTTGGAGATAGTATTCTAATTTCTCCTGATGGTGCAGCCCCCCCACATGGAACATTAAATAACGCACAAAGAAATGTTGGGCTTGGTAAAGATTCTTTAGCAGCATTAACATCAGGTGATGATAATATAGGCATAGGATTTGATGCAGGTAAGTCAATTAATTCCGGTTATAGAAATATTGCGATAGGAAAATATGCGCTAGATGCTATGACTACTGGTTATGATAATATAGGCATAGGACAACACGCAGGTGGAACAGGCTCTACTAATGGTGGTTCAATTTATGTTGGAACAAATGCAGGTAAAACCAATGGTTCTTATGGAGTTATTTACATCGGTCAAAATGCGGGGATGAATGCAGATAGTACAGGTAATGGTTATGCTATCGCAATAGGAACAGATGCAGCCAAAAATGGAAACTCAACAATGGGCTTGTATATTGGATTTGGTGCAGCAGAAGGTCATGCTACTAACACTACTTATCATGCTGCTAATAACACAGCAATAGGCCACTATTCTTTGAAAGCAATAGAAACGGGAGATGATAACTCAGCATATGGTTTCGCTTCACTACAAAGAATTACAACAGGTTCTCAAAATATAGGAATAGGTAAAAATGCAGGTTATTATATATCAACTGGCCTTAGAAACATTGCCGTTGGAGCAGGTGCTTTAGATGCTGCTACAACAGAAAGCGATAACATAGCAATGGGCTACAATGCTTTAGGTGGAGCAGTAGCAGGTGCAGAAAAAACAATAGCGATTGGAAACTATGCGGCAGATGCAGTAACAACTGCTGATAATCTGATAGCAATAGGATATAATGCCGCAGGTTCAATGACGACAGGATATAATGGTGGTGCTAACTCAGTTTACATCGGTAATGAAGCAGGTGCAGCAGTTACAAATGGTGGAGAGAATGTAGTTATTGGACACCAAGCGGGTACGAATATGTCCACTTATTCTTCTGGAACATTAAGATGCTCTTACAACGTATTAATTGGAAGTGGGGCAGGTTTGTCTCAAACTATCGGTGGAAGAAATACAGCAGTAGGTAATCAAGCGATGTATATGGAACAAGAAACAGGTTACAATGCGTACTTTGGTTCATACGCAGGTTACTATTCAAGAGGTGGTGAAAAGAATACAGGAATTGGTTACGGTTCTATGTTTGGAACTACCACATTTACCGGAGATAGAAATACTACTATTGGTTATGGTGGTTTAGATGTTATAACTACGGGTGATGACAATATAGCAATAGGTTGTGAAGCAGGGGATAATATCACTACGGGTTCTAACAACGTAGTGATTGGGAATGCAGATGTACCAAGTGCAACAGGTAGCGACCAATTATCAATAAGTTCCGGTGATGGTGGAGTTACTTGGCTTACAGGTAATGCATCAGGTGGTATTGCATCTAAAGCACAAGTTGTAGCAGTAGCAGGTAACACTACATTAACAGAAGCACAATCCGGTTCATACGTTTATTGGACTAGCGGTACTTGCACATTACCTACTAGCGCAACAGTAGGGACTCAATTTACTGTATTCAATAATACAGGCTCTAGCGCAACAGTAGGTCTTGGTACAAATAATTCCGTTGTAAGCAATTGGGCTACTAATGCAGCAGTAGCAGATAATGAAGCAACATCATACATTTGCGTATCTGCTACAAATTGGGTTCAAGTAGGTTGATTCAAATGAGTTTTATGGGTACAGTTGGTTCAGTCGCACAAGCAGGCCAAGGAACTGTTGCTGCACCTTCAAGTGTTACAATCGCTACAACTTCTAGTGGTAATTATAATAATTCTTCTGCCACCCATGTTGATGAATGTGGTTATACCGAGGGAACTTCGAGTGGTGCTATGACCAGTAATGCGAGAACTGTTGATGTTGATGTTAATCCTATGGCCGGTGCATTTATAGGGTGCGCTTCAGAATATAACACTGAGTTTAGAGCATATGCAAGACATACAGGCGGAACAAGTTTTGCATGGGATTTGGTTTTAGTTTCTAGTTCTATGGCTTCGGGAGTTACCGTTTCAACTACTAATTCACCAAGTACAAGTCAAGATGCTACGGGTAGTGGCGGTATTACTGAGGTATTGACTATTGCTTTTGGTGGTGGAAGAGGCGGCGTTATTTATCCAGCAGCAGGTGATGAAATAGTAGTTGATTTGAAATTAACAGTTACTAATGCCGGAGGCTCTACCAACGCTACTTCTCAAAGATATACATTCAATTTCGTTGCACTGTGATTAATATGCCTACAAGACAAAGAGTTATTTTACCGGAAGCAACTTCGGGTAATTTTGAAATAAAACATTATACTAACCAAACAACAGAAAATAATTGGGAGGGGTATCTTATAATGAAAAATGAAAGTGCAGAAGAATATACTGTATTATTAAAAGATGGATGCCCTATGCCTATTATGCAAGATTCATATGCTGAATATGCAGAACATCAATGGTTATGGGATAATGCAACAGGAGATGTATTAATCGGTGGCTTAGGTCTTGGTGTTATTCATCAAACTCTAATGGATAATCCCGATGTAACATCTGTAACTATAATAGAAAACAGCCAAGATGTAATAGATTTAGTTTGGGATGACTGCGATAAAGATGATACGTTTACTCTAATAACAGCAGACATAGAAACTTGGATTCCACCGGCTGATTCTTCTTGGGATGTAGCGTGGTTCGATACTTGGTTAATGGATAATATATTATCCTTAGATGAATACATTGATTTAATGAATGTAAGATATGGTGAGTTTGTTACCAATATAGGTACATGGAAATCATAGGATAATTAATAAAGAAACATAAACAGGATGATAACATGGCACTAGAAATTGACTACGATACAAACTTTGGAATATTATGCCGTGATGCAATATGTGTAATATCTGATACTAGATGTAATAAAGAAATAGATGCAGAAGGAAATAAAACATTCCCTATTCAATACAATGGAAAAATATATGCAAACGCAGATGCTTATGCTGATGATGCTTCACCTGTTGGTGGCTTCAATGGTAACTTTTTGATGACTGAATCTGCTGCTAAAACACAGTACAATATACTGAAACAATGCTACATTGATTTGAAAACTAAAGATGGTTTTACAGAAGGCGTAGATTGTTAATGTCCTGGTATAATATCATTAAAGGTGAGAATGATGGCGGTACTTGCTATCCCGATGCTTATAGATGGATGATGAAAAACGCAAGTCATGCTGATAATACACATAACATGGGTGATAGTGCTAAGTTAGCACACGCAACAGTTACAGGCACTGGTGGCGGTATAGAAGGAGTTGAATATGGACATGCTTTTATTTTAATTAACAATGGTTTTGTTATAGACGTAGCAACAGGAAAGGAAGTGGGTTTTCCTAAAGACGTATACTATAAAACAGGCAACGTAAAGGATGTTAAACTATATACTTTCGATGAAATGCTTAAGGTTTCAATGGCTGAAGGCACATATGGGCCGTGGGATTGAGAATAGCCGATAGTTCCCACTGAAATATGCGTTTTTTAATTTTTGCATAAAAAAAGCGTAGGCCTACACAGAGTCTAAGATTTTTTCAGACCATAGAGCATTACACTCTCGGCATTCCCAAATCTTAATTCTCTGTGTAGAACCTACATAAAACCCTTGTATTCTTCTAGGGATTGTTTCTTCACCACAATTGCTGCACTGTTCTTTAAGTGCCACGTTGTTGTTCCTCGTTGATTAGATTATCCATATATTCTTCTATGGTTTGATTCGATACTTTCTCTGAACCAAACGCAGCGAAGAATAGTAAACTTATCACAAGGATAAAAACGAACCACAATATTATTTCTACTGTACCTACCATTACCACTCCACCTCCATTGTTTTTTCTTCTACATCATCAATAGAATAACCTTTAATGAAACCATTATCTCTACCATGTTTCCATAAATCATATACTAATTGACAATCCTTTATACAATATTCTGCAACTTCCGAATACCCACCTGCTTTCCAAACTATGGGAGCATCTGCACTATCCATACTCTTCTCCGAACCTAAAGTATGTTGAACTAAATTATTCAAACTATACCGTTGTTTTGTTATAGCACTCACTTTTCTACTTGTATCGAAATACTGTTTAGTATTAAAATACTTATTGATACAATATATATCCATTGAATCTCTTAACACAGGTAAGTCGAATGCTGCTATATTATGTCCTAATAATATGCCACCTTCTTTATGTAAATCATCTAAATCAAACTTAAGTTGTCTTAGTGATTTAATAATAGTACCACTCTTGTGTAAGTCATCTAATGATTTTATTAAATCAGGTTCTACATACACAGTACCTACGCTACCATCCCAAGTACAAACAACAGATGGCTGAAACATATGTGTGTTACTCCAACCACCTATATCATTAGCGAAGTTCTTCGTTTCAATATCAATTGCTACTACTTTACTCATTTAAATCACTCTCACAATATGAACAAATCCATGTGATAGGCACAACACCCATGTCAGTCCAACATTTACATTTACTCATCCTATTAACGCTCCTAAAATACCAATTATTACAGCACAACTGCCTTTAATCAAATCACCAATCATTCGTTTCCACCCCATAATGAACTTAATGCTCTTTCTCTTTCTTCTTTAGGTTCAATAACCTTAACAAGTTTCTTTCTCATTAAGAATGTAACTATTCTATCATCACTAATAGAAAGGTTATCATATGCTGTCCAGCCTTCATCACCTTCTGCATTTAGATTATCTATCATATTCTTTGGCCCATTTAATATACTAAATACAAGAAACTTATATTCATACTTATCTCCTTCATAACTCATTTGCTTTCCTCCTTCAATTTAATGTATGCTCTTTTATCTATTCTATTCTCTTCAAAGTGTGTTTCTACTTCTTTCTTCCACCAATTGTAAATAGTCGCTTGACTCTTCTTAGTTTCTTTTCTAACCTCTTGTAGTAACCTAGCCTTATGTACCCAACCGTCGTTTTTCTCCATTTTATTGAATATTGCTTTAAATACTCCTAAATTGGCTTGGTCTGCTACCGCTTGTCTTTCGACTCTGAGGGCTTCATCAAGCCATGATACGAGACTCTTATAACATTGTCGAACTAAATAAGACGCTTGTTCTATGTTTTTTGCAGTAACAATGAACCTTTTACTTTTATCGCTAATACTTGGGGCTTCCGCCACCGCACATAGGACTGCTAGTTTTTGTATGTGTTTTAGTATTCTGTTGATGAATGTTTCCACCGCAGAAAATACTTCGGGTCTACTATGTGAAATATACTGTTCCATTAGAATGCATTCTCTAAGTAAAGCATCCTTTGCTTCAGGAGCAATACGAATAACTTTCAAGGAGTCTTGGCCTACTTCGTCATATCTTTCTTTTACCGCATCGTATATTTTCGCTAGTGCATTAGCGTACTTTAGTTTAGGTGCTTCGTTCTCACGAATTACACCAAAATCACTTATCAGTTGTCTTCTCATTTTCTTCTGTACATCTTGAGGAACTTCCCAGATAAAGGTCAATAGCCTTTGAAGAACTCCCTTTTCTGTTATCACAGTAGTAAGGGTTTTTGGTATATATGATGTAGCATAAATTGAACGGGTACATTTACATTCAATAGGTTCATCACCCTGTTTCAACTTCTTAGAAATAATCCAAGTCTCACCATGTAAGGTATTCATAAATGTATTCAAATACACAATCGCATTCTCTTTGTGTTGCGACTGTTTGAATATACCGGAATACTCAAACTCATCCCATACCGCTAAACCTTCACCATCTAGTTGACCTGGAACTTGTACTACCACATCAATAGTTCTAGTTCGCCCGTCTTCATCTTCTACTTCTTCCTTTTGTTGTTCAAAAGAACCAATTAATGCGGCATCAGTATAGTCTGTTATATCGAATAAATCAAACTCAGTCCCATGCTTTTCATTTACTAGTCTAAATGCTTCTTTAACAATAGGCAGATACCAATTAGTTAAAGTTGATTTACCAGTACCAGAAGTTTGTAACCAAAGAAACTGTAACCTAGTATCATCAATGTTTGCTCCGCTAGGTATTGCTATCATATCTTTAACCAACTGTCCTACCATTGTAAAGAATGACAGTGTTGCTGGTGTATAGTTATAGTTCGATGCTTTGACAGCATCTGCGGTATAACTAACCGCTACCGCAGGTAAGGTTACATGCGTAACTTCTTCTTGCATTCCATTATCTATAAAATTATAGTATAGTTCATCTTCATCCATTATTCTTCTATTAATCATATTATCACTCTATCTTCACTATTCATTACATCTACGATGCGTTCTGCTGTTTTTGTGCCTATCCCTGCTATCTTTGTTATTTCTTCTATACTTGCTTCGCCTACTTCCATTAGTGAACCAAACTCATCAACCAACTGTTGTGCTTTCATTTCACTAACCCCTTTAATAGTTGCTAGTAGGTTTATTCTTAAATCATCTGTTGTTATTCTTTTTAGTAGGCTGGGCTTTATTACCTTTCTATCTATTGGTCGCATCTTACATATGGTAGTCATTATTTTAGCAGCCTTTCTTGGCCCTTCTACCCAGAAGATTTTAACATCAGTATCTAAACTAATCTTTCCTATTGCTCCATAGAACTTGTTTGCTATTAGTTGCTCAGTCATGTTGACGTTAACATACTTAGGATATTTCATAGCCTCATGTAATGAGCCATGTATTATCAGAAAACAATGTTCGTAATGTCTATCCATATTATCTAATTGATTCCACAATCTTTTGTTTATTACAGACTGTAAGAAATCAATAGTAGACTTGGCCTCAAAACAAACATCTTGAAAAACATAATCTCCTATTTCTAACCATTGTTTTTCAGTCATCAGATTAAGTTTAGTCGCCTCATCTTTAACTGCTCTATACAAATCAGAGTTTTCTCTACTATCTATTATTAATTTATTCATTCAGGATACCTCCAACATTTACCTATGCAATAACCTTGAGGAACAAGTATTGCTTCACAACTAGGTGCATGATAACCTTTTGATACCATCCACCTTACGTTTTTTAGAGTTACGTTCTCATCCCAATCTAACCAAACACCATCATGTGCTACAATAGATTTAATTTCATTCATTATAATCTGAATGATAGCCTCTTGTTTATCTGGAGTTAATTCTCTTTCACCTATCGCTAATATATCTCTATACCATTGAACTAAATATACTCTAGCATAATGGCCTGGATTTTCTACCATGATTGAATTATATAAACATGGTAGTATTGGTAATTCTCCTGGTGGTTTAGGTGCTACTACTTCTACATCAGAAGTCTTCATTGGTTTTACTTCATCCCATGACATCTTTACATTACCATATGTTATGATAGGCCAATTCCCTGACATTGCTTTATTTAGAATAAAATCTAAACCTTCTGATAAATCTTTAAAAGTTAAAGGAGTACAATAATATGGCCCATCACTACTAAGATTGACAGTATTAGGAATACGCCTAAGCCTATTAGTTTGTACGCCCGTTCTGTCCAACGTAGGGTGATTAATTGCCAATCTGGTAAAACTACTTTGAATGCTTCTGATATCATTTGCTTCCTCTCCGTATACAATTATATGAAAACCTTTCCCACTAAAATACATTCTATAAAATACATCGTTATCATAAAGAACATTCACTATCTTGTTAAAATCAATCCATGCGTTATCTAACGGTTGTCCGTGTGCATCAAAATCTAAAAACATTCTGTCTTTAATACAAGTAGAATCTACCTTTGCAGTTTCAGCATATGATTCAAAATCGTATACTGTTGTATAGCAATTCATCTTACCATTAAAAGCATTAACCCATTGAGTAAACTCTTCCTTACTCTTCACTATCATTCGTTTCATCTGGGGTGCGTCTTTTAGATGACTGCCCGCCCACACTTCTCTTGGAAACTTCATTCTTATCCACCTCATTATTATTAAATATTATTTTTGCTGTTGCTAATTCTTCATGTATAGTTACAGAAACTACTGTTTGAATAGCCTCTTTACAGGCATGGTAGAATATTTCTCCAAATATATTAGATACTACATCCTGGCTGAGTAATGATATTTTCTTATTCCAAATTAAATCTAACTTGTTTTGAGTAGTTACATCATCATATATAAGTTGAGATATACCTCCTACCATCCCTTGTAGGTCTCTCATATCACTGAATGTTATGTTTTTCTTTCGTAGTATAACTTTAGTTTTCTCTTGTATTATTTCTGATACAGTTAAACCTAATCCATAAGGTTCTGATTTCTTACTCATAACCATTCACTCTCCTGTGCTGATGGGCATATGCTGTAAAAACTACAATGTTGACATGTACTATAATAATACTTAGCATTAAACTCCTTCTGCTCATAGGCATGTAATAACTGACATATACCATTCATTACTGCTTTGTAACTACTCTTCTTTACAGGCTCTACATGTATGTAATTAGATGCTGGATAATACCAACCCCAATTGGTTATTGGTATGTCTCTACTGAGACCTGCATTTGCTAGGCTTTCATCGGTAGCATTCTCTATTAGCATTTTATAGAAAGACATCTCTTTTCTCATGCTAGTTGTTTTGTAGTCTTTCCATGCACCTGTCTTCAGTTCTAAAGGGATGTACTGATTGTCTTGCATAAACATTCTATCTATTATTCCTTGTAAATGAACCACATAATCACGCTGTAAAATGTATTTAGGATTAAATGAATGAGGTATAGTTATCTCAGCATCCAACATTGCTTCATTTACAACAGGTAGGTATTCATGTACTGTGTCGTCTTCTTTAGATTTAAGAAATCTATCTGCTTCAAAGGTTGCTATAATTTTATACATATCACTATACCCATCTATTGGGTATAGACTCATATTATATTCTACTAACTCATGATAAGTTAGGTCTTCTGCTTTCTTAACATCAAACACATTGAAGAAATCTTCTCTGCTATTGTGTACTGCTGTGCCTTTTATCATTGCTTCTGATGTAGATTGTGGTAGCCTATGTATGTAGTTAAACTCATACTTCTTAGGACACCATTGAAATGAACCAAATGAAGATTTTGTTATCTTCAATATGGGTTGTGTATCATCATCATAGTTATCTGCGTTCCATTTATATGTATATTCTTTTAATTCTTCTGTCATTTTATTACCACCATTCCTCTAGGTTTGTTTGATTTACGTCGTTTCTAATTGGTTTTATATCCCATCCCATAGCATTGTAAATCGGTTCTGCTTTTTTGATTATAGAATCTGAGTAGTGTCTATAATCGGGGACATGATTTGGCATTTGTTCTTTACTTGGTGCTGCCAAGTACGTTGGTCTTTTGTGTATTCCGGTTATTGGATTAATATATTTAGGTCTTAGTGGGTCATCTTGTACTCTAACATAAAAATACGAATCATCAATAGGTATAGGATATGTTTGATTCCACCAAACTACTCCTTCTACTCCACTACCAATACTTGGCTGCTTACCTTCAAGTGTTTTTAAAACTAATTCAGAACCGCACTTTCCACAAAAGGAAGTAGTAAACTCCTTGTGTCTAATTATTGCATCTTTCACATTATATTCTTTACTACAATCATTACATTTGTAGATGAACCTTTCAGGTCTATATCTACTTCTGTTTGTTATTTCATCCATTTCGATGTCACCATTTAATACTCTATTATAGTGTGTCTTAAGATAAGAAGTAATATTCTCTTCACTATCTTCATTGACCCAACGGTTAAGCACTTCTAATTGAATAGTCTTTGCTAATGTAGTTATTGCTACTCTTTTAGCAGCAAACCCTGTCATAACAAACTCAGGTTCTTCTAATGTTTTACCGTCTTTCCATGTTATTAAACCAGCATTTCTATTCTTAGTCACTCCTACCCCTAAAGTTTTATAGTATTTTTCAAACTCTAAAGTTACAGGGTGTTCCTTTAGACCCAATAGGTTTGGAAACTTCGCTCTAACGTGTACGTTAAGTAATGCTAATGTTTCGTCTGCTCTTTCCATAGGCATCTGAACGTATATTGAATCTGTATGCCCATATACTACTCTCATTTTCTCCACCTACCGCTATTAAATCTAGCAAACATGGTTGATATTCTACCTAATGTGTATATTATATATACTGCTAATCTTGTTCTCATATACAATCCTCACACTTATATCTTCTATCATATCCAAATGAGTTTATCTTACCACACCATCTACATTGTCTTCTATTCTTCATAATTCCATCACCTTAAATGCTGCACATCTAATCGCTTCTCTAGCACTAGCAGTTATTGAAGCCGCTATATCTACATCAGCCCAACCAAAGCCTTGATACGCGGTGATTCCGTAGAAACTCGCCATTAAACGCTTTACTGCTAATTGATTACTATTCCACTTAATGCGTTCTTCTTTAGTGGTTGAGTTATACATTTTTCTTTTATACTCATCCCTCAATTCTTTGAGTTCTAATACTGCTCTAGGCAATAGTCCTAGTTTATCTGTTGTGTAATATTTCATATCTTCTTTAGTTACTTCACTAAAGTCTCTAGGTGTTAAGATGTTAACAGAGAACTCCGTTGGCACATCGCTCTTAGTTTCCCAAGAAATATTTCTTGCTATCATCATAGAAGGATACAATTGTGCAAAGTCAAATGCCGCCACACCTAAGTGTAGTCCATTTGTACCTTCAGTTAATGGGTCGTAAATCATTGCTCCTTCGTAATTTACACGTTCACCTTTTTCGCCCGTAGGTGCTTTCCACCATGCATGACGCATGAAGTATATACCACCCATATTGCTTGCGTAGAAACACGCTTCAAAGGGTGCTTTAAGCAATCTCTGTAATGCGATAACAGATTCTGATGTGTTCATAGTATCATCAATCTGAACTAGAAGTTCTACATCAACCCTAGCATAATCTAAATATCTTTGGGTATCTTCAAGCCATCCTCTTTGGAAGAAATCATTCTTGTCTGGGAACTTATCACTAACTAATTTTTTAGTTCCTAACACCATTTCAGAAACATAGTCTAAAGCCAATGAAGGTAACATCCCCCTTTGTGAATCATTCCATTGACGCTCAAAGGCTAAGTCTAAATTAAGAATCAACCTTCCACGAATTGGTTGTTCAATCGGTGAGTAGTTATTCACAGCCTTTGTGAGTTTAATTCCTTTACTTGATTCAAAGAACACTCCTTTAACATCGTGATAAGGAGATAAACGTCTAGGGTCTATATCATTAGCATTCAGTCTTTCAATCAACTTAGGTAAATCGAACTTAGAACCGAACCATGCAATTAACATATCTGGGTCGGAACCTTCTATAAGTTTAAGAAAACATTCTAGCATATCATGTTCACTTTCATTAGGTTTACAATGTCCTGTAATATCAGGAACCGCACCTAATGTAGTCCACCATAACACATTACATTTACCTTGATAACTATCATAGTAGGAAATACAGGTAACTGCACCATCATGTTCTCCACCCTGTTGCCATTCCATATCCCAATAGAACTTTCGTAGGTTATACTCTGGCATATCATGTATGTTATCAACAGCGTATCTGTATGAGTACGCTACATCTGCTTCATATGTTTTATTAAATTGATTCTTTAGTGTTCTACCATACCACGGTTTAGGAGGAGTCCAAGTAACTTTAGTTAGTTTCTTCTTCTCTAAAGAAACATAGTCGCCTTCTTCATAACTAACGTTGATAGTAAAACTTTGTCCGTATTCTTTAACCGACATTCTTTTAATTTTATTAGCACTCTGTTCTACAAAGAAATAGGGAGGGGCTTCCTCGTAAGAAACCTCCTCCTCTACTCTTTTATTATTCTCATCTCGCCATCTAAGGCCAATCATATTATTCTTATCTACTGTGCTTATTATCATCTCAATCACTTCTAACGTATGGTGCTACCACCATCTTTCTATTATTCCCAATTAATATAACAGGCAGATTATCACCTGTTAGTATTCTCATTTCCTCATCTATACAAAACTTATCTAATGGTGCAGAAAAAGAAACATTTGCATCTATATCATTAGATGTCAGTAGCGCAACTTCTACTTTAGAAGTATCAGTGCCTCCACTACTTGTAGACTGTATAGTAAAGGAGTTAGTTCCCCCTTCATTATCAATCGTATAGGTTGCTGTGCCTGACATAGTACAGAACTTGATTGCTTCTTTCAATTCTTTACCATCAAACGACATATGACAAGTCAATTGTGTCTTGCCGAATATAGCAGTATCGCCAACTTCATATTTAAAAGCCATAATCATAGTGATTAGATTCATATTAGTATGTTCTAATAGTCTAGGCAAAGTTACTGTTTTAACTAGGCTCTTTACTTTAATATCAGACTCTCTAAACTCTATATTAATCTCTTCACTTTTCATATGTTTTACATATTTCATTAGTCTCTCTATATCAAATATAACCATTTGGTCTCCATCAACAAAGGTTGCTGTTGTTAATGGTATAGTTACACTTAACGCAGATTTGTCATTACCATTTAATAATTCCAATGTCTCGCTTCTAACAATTGCTACACAAGTGTTGCTGATAACATCAGTCCTAGAAGTAGTAGAGGACTTATATTTACCTTTAAGCCAAATTGCCTCTACCGCTTCTACAAATGATTTTGTGTTAACCTGAATCACACTCATAGTTTTCCCTCTCGTAGTTCTTGAATACCTGACCATTTGTTCTCACCATTTGTTGTGAAAATAGTCCATTCATTCCCTACCAGAGATGGGTTTGTTTTACTTGCATCTAATTTAGCAATGTAATTAGTTTGTTCGCTATCGCCAACTCTTCTTAGTTCCTTTCTAATATGAATCATCTGAACAAACCTTGCTGGCGTTGATTTATGCCAATCAGGTGTATGGCCTATGGGTGTAGGTACATTGATATTATCATACAAAGGTTTCATGTGAGTGATTAAAAATCTATCACATTCTAAGTTACAAACTAAATCCAATAGCCGGTTGTATACTCTATTCCTAATCTTCCAATCGAGAGTAGATACCTTTACTGAATCAGTAGCGTGAACTACTGTTCCTTCTCTTGTTTGTTGCTTAACAAGTAACTCTCGTAGTACGTCACTAGACCCTTCAAAGGCTTTGTCTACACCATCTAAAACGAAAGTGCATATACTTCCCGGTTCTTCATCTAATGATTCTTTAGCCATTTGACAGAAACTACCTGCATTCTTAAATGATACTTCCCAATCAGTAGAACCATCTGCTCTCATTTCAATAGGGTCAAAGATAACTATATTCTCATCTCTATCCCAAGCAGCATCCCATGTTGGTTCTGCTCCTCTATCAAAATCTAAGATGTATATCTTCTTACCTTCTGCTATCTGTTCTTCAGTCCTAGAGTCTAATACTAGACCTGTCTTACCTGTCTTTGGGTTTCCTGTAATAGAACATAGAAGATGACTTCTATCCCTATCTAATCGTGCCTGTATCTGTGCCAGAATCTTTGCTTTCTGTAATGCAAAGAAATCATTCTCATCCTCTTTATGTGCTTCACCTTTTCTATCTTTTGTCCAATCCATTCTCATCACCTATTATCATATTTATATTCTTTTGTGTCCATTCGTTTGTTATTTCTCTTACATCAGTCTCGCTGACTTTCAATCTTATTTCCTTTCCTGAAGGTAAATGCATCTTTAACCAATATTCATTAGTCTCTTCATTTAACCTAAAGGTCAGGAACTCTATGGTATCAAGTTCCACTACGAAACTTGAGCCATGTATTATTCCATTACTTATTCTATACATATTTTTTTCTTCCTTTGTTTGGGGGCTTTGCACCCCCTCGTTGGTCACTACTACC